TACGTGTCGGTATGAGGTGGGCGCATGGCGGTGCCCAGGAGCTTGCAGAGATAATGAATGCATTTAGTGACGGTATGATGTATGATGATTCTGATGTTAGAGGGCTTGATCTCTCTATGAATCGCGTCCTGATAGAATGGTATTGTGCTTCCGCTGGCTATTACTACAAGTGGACAGGCCCACACAATAAGAGAACTTTTTACACATTGCTGCGCCAGGCAATAACTCAGCTTACTTGTCGCATCACTCACGTCTTCGCTAACGAGTGGAAACTCATGTTTGGTGGCATGCCTTCTGGTGCTTATGTCACTTCTCACGGTGACTCCTGGGTTATGGCCTTTATGTTCTGCTTGTTTGTTACTTGGGTTAAATACAACAATCCTCTCATGCGTGGTAAAATAGATGTTATGTTTAAGGCTGGCCGAATAATTATAATAGTGTATGGTGATGATCATGTCCTTGGTCTCGACGCTACCGTCCATGATTTCCTGAATGAGCGTGAGTTTGGGAAGTTTTTAGCTAATTACCTTAATGTTGAGTTGCGTGATGTTCGTACTGATATTCCGTATGAGTCAGTTATGAACCCTGGGACTGGAGAGCTTACTACTCGGGGCGTTGTTTTTCTTAAGCGATACTTCATTCGTCGTCCTGCCCATTTTTCTCCTCATCCTCTACATCCTTCCCTTTTTCCGGTACGTCCGATGTCCAGTTATGTTGCTAAGTTGCCTTATGGTTCCGGTACTAAACGTACGGCTATAGATTGTATGTTGTCCCTTCTTGGCAACGCGTACGAGAATATGGGTGTTAATAAGCTTGCTCATATGTTCATGTTTCATGTTTTTCACCACATTAGGATTTGCTCAAATATAAAGAATGTTGATTTGAAAGAGCATTTCCTTAATCGTTTGAATGATATAGATGAAACCGCTCTTCTTAAGTTGTGTAGGAAGTCAGAAATGAAGTTGGAAAATATAATTACAGGATTTCCAACTATGGTCCAGTTAGAGAAGATGCATTACTACGACCGAGAGTATCACAATATTACTGATTATGACCCGGACCACACCAAGATGTATGTCCCTGGTGTCACTGAAGCTACTGCTTAATTTGTAACTTTCGAGATAAGATGTTCTC